CCGTTCCCGTATCCACGCTCTAATGCTGCACCAAGAACCGGCATGTACTCAAGCTGAGCGGCAGTCCAGTCAGCCGGTGCCGCGCCGGAGGATTCCATCTCGATACCGATAAGGAACTCGTTCCCTCGGTTCGTGGGTACGCCAGGGAAGTCCCCGATACCCGCGTGATTAGCCCATCCAGCGGCGATAACGTAGACCTCTGCGTTACGTCCGAAGACGATGTGAGCTAGAGGCCCCGGCAAGTCAGAACGTCCGTTGATGCACATGTTCAGTGTAGGTGCACCGGTGGTTTGGTATCGAGCGGATGCGGTAGCGGTGTGGTGCCAAAGGACACCGTTCACAGCGTCAAGCTGCCAACCTGCCCCGGCTTGATACCCGCGAGTCTTCCACCCGCCAATCTCGATAACGTTCGGACGCTTGCCGTCTGGTGCCTGATAAGCGCGGAGTTTATCTGCTAAGTCCGTGAGGAACATATAACTCCTTGTTAATAATGACGTGTAGACATAGTTATCTACAGTATAAGTATACCTCTCGCTGCATAGGTCGCTTAGGCACGAGAAAACCCCAGGCCGTACAACCTGGGGTCTCCCCGCATACACAAAATCAGCCCCTATCGAAAGGACGTATCAAGTGTACCATAGCGTTACGCCCAACGCCCGAACAGCGGGACGTTGATAATGTATCGCCGTCCCTGTGCGGTCGGTCCAAAGGACCAGAACTTTATATCGCGGCTCCCTGCTTCGATAGCAACGGAACCTTCGTTCTGCTGGCCGGGGATGATTTGAATCTCACTCAGAGACACAGGCGTAGGTGCCTCAGCTGGCAGACGGAACACTGTCGCTCCACTGGCCGGTACTGTTGTCATCTCGAAGTCCATGTGCACAAGAGCTTGGCCGGACGAGCGGTCTACGCTCATAGACTGAGCTGCTGCACCGGAACGCAGCTTGATTCGGTTATCCACCTGTACCAGTTGATACGTCAGCACACCTGATAACTGGTTCAGAACTTCCTGCTTAACAGCCTGCAGGCGTTCCTCGGTCACGCCGGAACCACCGCCACCCCCACTAGCCGGGGCAGGATAGCGGAAGTTACCGACATGCAGAGATACACCATCACCTTGCGGGTCTTTGTACCGCAGAGGCACAGACGCTTGCGTGTATCCGCTCGGTACCGGGGTATCCAGTGTTGTACAGTTCGCAATCGTTAGCCCCTTGAACCACGACTCGATGTAGTAGCTCCACCGTGCGCCGCCGCTGGCCGGGCGTGCCTTGCGGGATGAACACCCTTGCAGAACAGTGCCTTCCGTGCCGGTGTTGCACAGATAGAAGTCCGCACTAGAGTCTTTACCAGCAGAACCGTGTGCGGTAGACCCGTAGGAGGACGACTCCCCCCGGCACGCGGTGAACACGTTATCTCCGAACTCAATGAAGAATCCATGCCCGCCGTTTTCCTGTGCTTCGCATGTCGTGAACGCGCACTTGGTCGCACGAATGCGCCAGCCAGCACCGTTGTACTGCGTTGCACGCGCGTTGCTCCCTGGAGAACCGGCTGTAATGTCCGCGCCGGGTGCGGCGTTACCCGCGATACCATAGAGCTGACCGAACGACGCGCCGGAGTGGGTGTACCACGATGTGCTAAGCTCGAACTTCGTTTGGCTGGTGTAGATTTCTACACCGGCGAAGTTGCCTCGCCCTTGGTTCGAGCCACCAATATCAGCACCGAAAAACTTGTTATCCGCAGCCCCGCCGGTGCCCTCGGGATGTCCCGGTGGCTTGCCGACAATCAAACCGGCCTGATAGCTGTTGCGCACTCGCAGGCCGAAGGAACACATAGCTTGGTCGTCATTGCCGATAATAGCAATACCAGTTTCCATGTCCCACACCGTGAGGTTATTCAGCTTTGGTACCGAATCCGGCTCTGGGGGATTACCCCCCATATCCGAGTTCAGACACACACCGATAGTATTCGGGATGTAGTTCTGATGCTGACGGCCAGTCTTACGTGCGCGAATCCACAGGTCGGAAACACCGAAGTGCATCAGGTCGTTAGCTTGCTTGCGAGTGTTCCACGAGCCGGTATGGAAAATACCAGTGCGTTCTTTCACGGCGACAGTATCCACCGCGATAATCTCGGTGGCGCGGTCGTCCCCGTAGACCTGCACCATACCCTTTAGCTCAATGAACGGATAGGTTACGATGTACTTCCCTGCCGGGATGTAGACGCTCCCTCCCCCAAGGGCGTACACATCATTGATAGCATTCTGAATAGCTTCGCGGCTGTCGCGCTGGCCGGTAGGGTCAGCGTTGTACGGTGCGTGAGTCACCGTCACCGCATACTTGCTGTTCTTCACCAACGCCGTTGAACCGCCTTGAATGGGGTTTTCCGTGAGATATTGCTGCACCGACTGCTTGAGTTGTTCATTCGTAATTGTCGGCGTAGTAGCACGCTTACGAATCGCTGCGTCCGGCTTGCCGGTGTAATCCCCGGCAAATTTCGGAACATTATATGTAGCCATAAGCTACCTCCTTACTGTTGGGGATGTTCCTCTTCGGTGACTAATTCGTTCATCTTCAACTCAAGAGCGGCGAGCCGCTTCTCGAACGGAAGAACACCTTTAATCCAAGCACGGACACGGTCTTCCACCCATGCCGAGGGGGGTTGGTCGTAGGGGTTTTCCTGAGGATGGTCTTCCGAGCCGTCTCCTACCTTGAAGGTTCGGTCGGTGACGTAGAGGTTACCAATACCAAGGGAGTCAGCCTTAGCGAACACATCATCAATGTTCTGCTGCGTTGCGCCGTGGATGACGTGCCAGAACCGCCACGACGGGATGCCTTTGTAGTGGTCTGGGTGGATGTACTTCGTTGCAGGGTCGATGTACTTCGCCGCGTCCGACTCATAGGTGAGTGCGATGTCGCAAGCGTCCATCATAGACTTCGGCGTGTTCGAGCCAGGGTTGATAACGATAAGCGTATCGTGCCCAAGCTCTTCTTTCAGCTGCTTGTACAGGTCGGTGTAGTTCTCAATCACCTTGTTCTGCAGAGTCTCGTCTAACCACGGCGAGGTCTCGTCCAGGAAGATACCACCGAAGATGTCACCGAAGTCTTCCTTCACCGCCTTGGCGGAGTTGATGATGAACTCGTTGGTGAACTTCGTCACCTCTTCCATCATCACGCCGAGGTTAGCCCGTACCTTCTCGCGGTAGGTATCAGGCATACCGTCCATGTTCGCGCCGTGCCGGGTTTTGATGTAGAACAGTACTCGCATAGCACCAGCACCCTTAGCGAGCTGACCCTGCACCTCAAAGTCCTGGTCTTTACGTTTGGAGAGCCAATCTCCAGAAGCGCGGTTGAGAATAACCATGCCGAGGGTGTTGCCAAAGGCGAGGAACTTAGCCCACTTTGAGTTCGCTCCGCTGTAGTAGTCCGGCCAGGTGTACGTGACAGGGCTGTAATAATGTTGCCCGTTCACGAAGCCGAAGTTCGGTTGGCGAGTCTCGAAGTGGGCTACCTGCTTCGAGACCTCAGACTCAATTCGTTGAGTCAAGGTTTTATTAGTTGATACCTGGTATTCAGCCACGTATCTACCTCCTAGTCTAATGTGTTAGGAACCGGTTCCCTGGAATAGCAGAGAACCGGCCTGATGTGTTGAGCACGCGCGTGCGTGCGTCCAGAAGCTCCATCACACGTTCCTCACTCACGCCGGGGTTTACCGCAGGCTGCTCACCGAGCACCGCTTGAATCTCTTGGCGAAGTGCGTACTTGTCGTTCAGGGTTGAAGCGGGTGTAGGGGGAACCTGCTTCACTTCTGGTTCATGGGGCTTCCCGAGAAGACCCTCTTCGGCTAGCACTTCCATAATGAGAGAGCGAATAGCCTGCACGCCTTGTCGGGAAAACCCCCCGTCCTGATTCAGGGCTGATATTTCCATTGTTTATGCTTCCTTAGTAGTAATGGTTAGAGTTCCATCACCATTGTCGGTTATGGTCGGTACCTTGCCGTCCACAATCTCGCGTACCTTAGCTTCATTCACGCCGGGTTCAACCGTAGGAATAGCTGCGATAGCGGTATCGGTGGCCTTCTTAGCCTCGGAGATAGCTTCGGTCTTGGCGGTAGCAATCTTCGGTTCAACCTCGGCCAAGGTCTCGGTCTTTGCAGTCGAGACGGCTTCGGTCTTTGCCGTAGCAATCTTCGGTTCAACCTCGGTTAGAGTTTCAGTCTTAGCGGTCGAGACAGCTTCGGTCTTTGCCGTAGCAATCTTAGAATCCACGTCAGCAGAAACGGCAGACTTAGCGGACTCGACGGCTTCACTCTTGGCCGTAGCAATCTTAGGTTCAACCTCGGCAAGAGTCTCGGTCTTCGCGGTTGAGACAGCTTCGGTCTTGGCAGTAGCAATCTTCGGTTCTACTTCGGCCAAGGTCTCAGACTTGATAGTCTTGGATGCTTCGGTCAAAGCCGTCTGGATAGCAGATTGAACCTGTGCCGCGCTCAAGCCGCCTTCGGGAGTCGGCGGCAGTTTGGCAATCTCCTGCTGGATAAGCTGAGTAACCTTTGCTTCGTCCACACCGCTTGCCGGGGGTATTGCGGCGATAGCTTTCTGAACGATGGTGTTTACCTGCTCCTCAGAAAGACCCTTCTCGGGTGCAGGAATAGCTGCAATAGCGGCCTGGATAAGACCGTTTACCTGCTGCTCAGACAGACCTTCTTTCGGGGTCGGTAGCTTCGAGATAGCTGCCGACACGATGGTGTTCACCTGCTGTTCAGTGATACCGGACTGCGCAGGCGGAAGCTGCGAGATAGCAGAGCGGATAAGCTCTTGCACCTTAGCCTCGTTCACGCTGGGGGTCTGAGGGATTTTCTGTACCTCGGCTTGCACAATCGAACGAATTTTCGATTCATCTACTGCGGGTGCGGGCTGGGGCAGGGAGTTGATGCGGTTGTTCACAATCGCCTCTACCTCAGACTTAGAAAGACCACCTGCTACGGTCACTGCTCCGATGGGCGGGGGTGCATGGGTTACCAAAGGCTCGTCAGCCATTGGGTACCTCCTTCATATAGAAAAATGGGAGTGTACTAGATGAAGTACACTCCCATTCTACCGGTGTTTTACTGCTGCTTCTTTTTCAGAGCTTCTATCTCCGATTTCAGCTGCGCAATAGTAGATTCAGCCTCAGCAAGCCGGGTGTGAATCTTCTTCGTACTGGAACTTTCCGCTGTGAAGAACGTGGTGATGTCGTTCGCCAACGGTACGAGCCGGGTCAGACTGTAAGGGTTAGAGATTTGCGCGTAGTGCGTTTTACCAGTTTTATCTTTGTTGAAGATGTAGAACTGCCCCGCCTCCACAGACACGTTCCACGCCGTACCGGTATTCACAGCGTACAAGAAGATGATGCTGTTGTTAGGGGCTGTATCAAGGGGCCATTTTGGAAGGGTAGCTGCATCTACATAGGTGTACCAGGTTTCGTCAGGACCCATATTCACAGGAACACGGTCTTCAAACTCTACGCGCAGCTCCGATTTTACATTTTTCTCCCGCCTAATAGCTTCGGTGGTCGCATCCGAGAGCTTCTGTTCAATGTCCTTCTTGTTAGACTCGATGTTCTTGTTCACCAAGTCTATCTGTGTATTACGCTCAACCTTCGCGGCCTGTACTTGCCGGTCGGTGTAATCATTCGCTTGGTTTTCCGCTTGCGCGATTTTTCCTGTGTAGTCCTGGAACACCTGTTGCTTGCAGGACGATACAGCCGCATCTGCAGACTCGGCTAGTTTCTGGGCCTGCAAACGCCCTTTCGCAATATCGTTCGGGTCGTCGTAGTGGATATTCCAAGTTGAAGTTTTTCCCATATCTGTTCCTTCCTAGAGCTGGGGGTTCGCTTCTGCCTTCGTCCATGTGGTGCCCTGCCGCTGGCGTGTGTCCTCAAGCTGCTGCCATGTACGCTTGCCGGACTCGTTGTTGGCTTCCACCACTTCCCACGTCTGTAGCGTCTTATCGTAGCTGAACACCCACACTGTAAGAGAGGTCTTATTAGCTTGCGGTGTGTGCTCAAGACCGCAAATCACGCCGGTGACGATAGCACCGAACAGGTTCTCACGTCCGAACTCATTCATGCCCTTGATGGTTACCACCGAGCCGAGGACTATGCTCAGGTCGTAGGGTATCTCAAGGCTAGTAAAGTGAGGTTGCGCGTCCAGAGCATACCGACTGAGCACATCCGCTACTTCTTTGGCAAACTTCCTATCGTCTATGAAGTCCCAACCTTCAAGGGTCAAGGTACGTGCGTTCGGCGTGCCGCCGGATATTGTGTGTTTCTGCTTGATACGCTTCATAGTTCCACGTGCACGTATCACCGGAAGTTCAATATCAGGAACCACGATACCGTAGGCGGCGGTGTTATTCACCCTGGTTCCACGACGGTAGTCGTGCGTGGCGGTGCGAAGCTGAATATCCTTGGACGTGGTTTCTTTAACCAGAGGACCATCAGAGTTAATAAACGTGCCGGAGATAGCCTTCTGAGTCAGCTTGGTAACCCACGGCGAGAGCGCTTCCACCTTGCAGTCAATCGTAGCGGCGTAACGCCACTCCCATTGAGTCAAGCCGTTGGATGCTTGCGCACCCGACTTGACCTGTGTAGATACGAGGGTGCAACCTCCGTAGAACGAGCCGTTGTTATCAGCAATCCAAGACCAATCGCGTGCGCCTTGGTCTTCCACGGAAGTATCCAAGTCTAGCCACTCTGTTGAGTCATCCGGCTGGATAAAGTCTTCAATGGTATCGCCGATAGCAATCGTGCCGCCTTTCTTCCACACGTCAATCTGTGTTTTTCGGGTCTGCGAGATAGCCCAGTCTGCAAACTCGACTTCAATACGCGAGCACGTCAAAGTCAGGTCAGTGCTTATCCCGAACGAACCTATGTCATAAGACGGGTTCAACGTGCCCGCGTTACCCCTTGTGCCTGATACCAAACTCTCAAGCGGACAGACCTGTGCGACTCCATCAGCGTCAATCCACCACCCCACAGCAAGGGATTCACAAAGGTCTTTCAGCACCTCACCTGCGGTACGGTCGCGTAGAGACGGCATGGTGGTTTGGTTGATAAGACGGTTCGCAGCGGTGAAATTCACCTTCGGGTCCCACTGTTGATAGGTAGTGCGCACCGCGTCTAGGAACTTTTTACGTTGTGGCTGGTTGTCAGGAATAGTAGACACCTGCAACCCGCAGATACCAGAACGTGGGAACTTACGCCCGTTCTTCACGTCGTTGAAAATCCACACCTCCGCCCATGCCGGGAGGTGACGTTCTAAACCACCCACGGCATGGAGGTTCCGTGGCATTTGAACGAAACCGGAATCGACAACAGCGCCGCCGAAAGATGCATAGAACCGCACTGAGTTACCGTCTTGCTCCAAGACAGCAGAAGTTATCTTAGTGCTTATGTTCGTAGGGAACTGCCCAGTCCACATGACAGTAGCGCGAGTTTCCTTGGACTCAGGGAAGCGGTCTTCATACTGGTTGAAGTACAGTTCCACCTTGCCGGAGTCGTCCCAACGAACGGACGCGCCAGCCCCGTCTTCGGTAATGATTTTCACTTGGTACAGGTTGTCCATGTGTTCACGAGACGGCTCCCAGCGAATCATCCAGGACGCGAAAATATCAGACCTGCGGTGTTCCTGAGGGATACCGAACGGGCCGATGCGGCGCGTCTGAGCAACCTTGATAATACCCTCGGTCATCCACGAGCCGCCGTCAGAGTACCAAAGATGCGGCGGCTGTAGGCGGTCCCGGTTAGAGCGAGACTGCACAACCTCGCCGGAAGCTCCTACACCGTTACGTGAGTACCCACCCACGGTAAAGCCTAGGTCTGCACCATTATCTAGGTTTCCAATCTGACCTTCCGGCCCGACAATATCATTCCATGTCCGGTAATCCTGAACGTAACAAGGGTTATCCCATTGGTTAGTCCAGAAAGACCCGAAGATAGGCAGGCTCAGGACAGTGAGTGGTGTTGCTGGGGGCGCGTATGTATATCCTGCGGCGGCAAGAGCTATACCAATCTTGTACGCCGGTGCGGGGTTGGTATAGCGAAGCGCTTGACCGTCCTCGAAGAACTTCTCTTTCTGGCCGACAAGCCAGCCGTAGAACTGATTACGCCAGTGGTAAACAGGGTCAGCGTTTATCTTATTGGAAAATCCGTCCACGCGCTGCGTCAGTGAAAGTGAGGTAGATGTTTCTCCAAACTCAATAGAGTCTACAAGCATATCCATGCGCTTGATGGTGTGGTTAGCACGCGGCTTATTATTCACGCCAGTGAGGTTCTGAATCTCATCGTCTACCTGCTGCAGAACGAGGGTAACGTAGTCCCCTCGGTGTGGGTACGCGCCGGTGAACGGCGAAGGGTATCCTTGCGCTGAACCACCAGAGAGGTCAATATCTAGGCTAACTCGTAAGTAAGTCTGAGTCGAGGGAGAAATATCGGAAGGCACGGGGTGGAAAGCGTGTTCTACCTTCACGTTACTAATAGGGTATTCCTTGCCCTGCCACTGCAAATACTCGTCTGTACGACGGGCGATAAAAGTCATGTGGTTACCATACTTCCGATATTGTGAATGATGATTTTATGAGTTTGCTCTGAACGAAAACCTCGTGGGAATACCCGAAGTCTTTGATAACAGCCCACGCCCCTAGCCGGGGGGAGATAGGCGGCACGTGAGTACCTATCCACATCTGCATAGGAGTGTACTCTTTCATGTTTTCGTAGCTATCTACTATAGCTTGTACGTTCTGAGGAATAGTGATGGGGTTGGAGATGTACTCAACCATTGTTTCTGAATCAACGTTCAGCCTAACCAAAGGGGTATCTAGAAAGGTGCTTCCGTTTTTACCCCATAAACGTATTACCCCTTTACCACGCGCGAAGACACGTAACCGCACCGTCGTGCCGGGGATGACCCAAGTCTCATTTCCGAAGATGGTGTTGCCTATCGCGGGGTCGGCCCAATATGTAGGCAAGTAGTATCCGTTTTGCGTAGTATAAGAACTCTCGATAAGAGACCCAAAGCTCTTGTTCGGCGAATCTCCAACAGAGCCCACCCACAACGTAGGACCCTCTGTTGCTGGGGCCATAATGTTATTCCGGCGTGCCAAGGGGGTCATAAGGAACCGGGGGGTACGCTGGGACTCTACGTATGTTGCCAGCATAGACGTGTAATCCCACGGCATGTTCATGTTTACGCTCCATGAGCGCGGTGCTTTACCTCGGAACGCGACAGAGCGCCGCCCACGTGCCGAGGTAAAGAGCGCAACGTTCGATTGGTCTTCCTGCTGTGAGATGGACTCACCAAAGGCGACAGGGAAAGCCTTACCGCCTTCAATCATGAACGTGGCATCGTAGGCCAAGCCGTCCTGGTTGAAACGCTCTACCGGCGTAGCTTGGAAATCCTTCGATGCCACGTTCATAATCCTTTCGTTGCTTACCGCCTCAGGGACCGGCGGCCACTATCGTTGAAGTTCAAAATTGCCTCATTACTGCGTGGGTCTAGAGACAATTTTACCCCATCTTCCATAGCGGTCATGAGCGCAGTAGCCATAGACTTAGCGGCTGCTCCCGAGGATAGTTGGGTGTTCACATCCAACGTCTGGGAAGTCGCAGCACTGATACCGAGCTTCGCAGTCGGAACCTTCGGCGAGAAGCTGTTGAACTCCCCTTGTACCCGGCTCAACGCCATAGCGGTTTTATCCTGTACGTTCGCGCTCTCCTTGAGAATCGCGTTACCAAAGTCCCGCATCAAAGCCCGACCGGAATAGGTAGTGTATCCCCTGCCGGAGAACGGACCTTCCTTCGCGGGAGAGAAGGGGAACAACTTACGGATATTAGATAGTCCATTCTTCACTGTGTTCTTCAAACCATTGAAGGCGTTCACAATACCGTTCTTGAATCCATTGATAAGAGCCTGGCCGGACTGGAACAGGTCTATGGACTTGAAGATATTAATTAGGTTGCTCGGGAAGGTCTTGATGAAATCGATAACATCGTCCACCTTTTGTTTGATAATGTCCTTGAAGCCTTGCCAAGACTCTTTGGTAATACCCAACAGCTGCGGCATGAAGTTATCCATGTTATCAATCAGACCATGAAGCCAACCTCGGATACCTTCGACAATGGTGTTCCATGTGTTCGATAAGAACTCACTGATGCGGTTCCAAATGGCCTCAACTTCCTTTCGTGCACCATCAAAGTCCCCCGTCATGAGTTTCATAGCACCGGAAATTAAATGCCCGAATACGTTGAGTGCTGCTCCGATACCGTCAAAGATGATTCCCAGCGTCGTGCCGAGGAACCGAACAGCGTTAGCAATTTGCGGACCAAAAGCGTTCACGAAGAACTCAACTATTGGCGTGGCTACCTGGATGATGCCGCCAACAATGCTTGCGATAGCCGAAGCAAGTGGCTCCAAGTCACTCATAAGACCTGTGAAACCCTCACTGATGGACTTGAAAGCATCCCCGATAGCCGGTGCTAATTGCTCGCTAATAAACTTCGCTACAGGCTCGAAGAACTCTTGAATCTTCTGGCCGAGGTCGTTTATCTGATTCTTGAAATTCTCCGAGGTGTTGTACAGGTAAATGAATACACCTGCGATAGCAAGGATAGCCGCTACCACCAAGGCCACAGGACCCGCAGCTGCGGCGATAGCACCACCCACGGCTTCAAGCGTACCGCCAGCACCAAACGCTGCTATTACTTCACTCACGCCGCCAGCAATAGCACTGATACCAGATATAGCCCCACCAATACCCGTAATCAAACCTGCAATCGGGCCGAGGGCTGCCACTAACGCACCCACAGCTGCTACTACCAAGACGAGGGCAGTTGCCAGCTCAGGGTTAGCTTGTGCCCACTGACCGAACTGCTCAACGAGAGGACCGATGTTCTGACCCAGCCACTCGATAGCATTCTTCAAACCTTCGGCAAGAATCGGAACCACTGCATCCAAGGCTTCCTTCAAGCCTTTGAAGATAGGCGCGAGTGCATCGAGGGCTGCACCGAAGACCGGCAAGAAGTGCTCAGCCATGTTACCAATAATCGAGCCGAGGGAGCCGAGGATTTCTCCAAGCGGGCCGGAGTGCTCCGAGAGCGCGGCCATACCCTTCGAGATACCATCCACAGCATCACGGATGCCGCCCTGGAATGCAGGTGTAGAGAATGCCTCAGTAATCAACTTGACCCAAGAGACGATAGTCTCTGAGATTTTGTTCATCACATAAGCGATGGTCTCTGCGGTATCGTGCAGCATCTTGCCGACATACTCAAACGCCGGTCCGAGAGATTTCAGCGCGTCATTCGCACCACGGAACAGAGTAACCATAGTCCACTGAGACTCAACGGACGCAAGGTTATCTCGTACCCGCTCAAGAGCGTTAGCGAAGTCCGTCAGAGACGCACCACCAGCCTCTTGTGCAGCCTTGGCAATATTCACAAGGATGCCTACCGCTGCTTCACCGGCACGCCAGAACTCTTTCAGAGCGAAAATACCCTTGTCAATCGCGCCGGAGATGTCCGCGTTCTTCGTCCATTCATTGAACTTGTTCGCCATGTCGGTGAACCAATCACCGAAGCGAGGAAAGAACTTAGCGCCGATGTCGATGAACCGCAGCAGACCCTCAGTCAAGGGACCCATACCGTTGCTCATGCGACGGATACCCTCAGCGGCGGAGTCGAATATACTTGCGAATCCTCCCTGGTTAGCGAACTCTTGAGCTGCGCTGGCGGCCTTACCGAAGAAACTACCTGTCGCCTCGGAAATCTCCAACATACCCTTCTCCCACGCCGGGAAGACGGAATCAATGAAGTTCCTCATGGGTTTCTCGAACTGCTCCCAGAACTTGTCCGCACCACGATTATTCAGCTCAGAGAACCGGTCGTTTACGTCCTTCATGCGGTCGTTCCACTGCTTGAGTGCGTTTACCGAAGCGAACGCAGCCACTCCGATACCAGTGAGAATACCCGGCAGGGCGAACGCACTAGGTGCAATGGAGACGAGAGACGCGCCGAGGGCGAAGATGTGGCTCGTCAGAGACAGCACCGAAGCGGAGACTGTCGAAATGACAGACCCCAGCTTGATAATCTTCGTCAGGTTCTTATCGAGGTCCTTCGTGAAGTCCTTGAACTTCTTAGTAAAGTCCCAGGTAGCACGCGCGCCGGAGATAGCGGCCAGCACCGTGAGTACCTTAGCGGCGGCTGCTTTATCAATCTTAGGGCTAATCAGCACATGCCGGGGGCGAGTCAGTGTCGCCAGCTTCATGCGGGCCCGCCCGGTATCCGCGTCTGCGTTGATAGTCACATCACGGTCGTCGTCCAGCTCGTCTAGCTTGTGCTCCGCGTGAGCTGTATCTAGGTCTACTTCAACGTGCAGTGGGTGCTTGTCTCGGAAGAACGAATCATTCTTGAGGTGGTCCACATTGAACGAATCTTTGAATCGCTCAACAGCGGCTCGGTTGGTGAACTTCTCACGTGCGCGTTCCAGGTTGTGTAGGCGCTCACGTAGCTGATGGACTTTCAGGCCGGCGCGCTCGAACGCATCAGCCCAGCGGTCAATCTCTTCGGAGTTGCCGACAGAGACAGCTTTGCTATGTTTGTTCGCAAAGCTCTCTTGTAGACGCTCTGCCAGCGCTACGTTCTTACGAAGCTGCTCGATAGAGTCCTTAGCGTCTGCCTTGAAATCGTCGAACAGATGCAGCTTGCGCTTACGAGTGAACACGTCAGACATGGACTTATCGAACAGCTTCATCAGCCGCCCGTTCTCTTCCAGCTGCTTGCCAACCTTGCGCATCTCGGTCTGCATACGACGCACGCCGTTAGCGTTGCCCATCTCGCGGTACTTCTTCGCCTGCTCGTCCATCAGACGGTTAGCTTTGCGAAGGTCTTCGTTCCAGCGCTCCATCGTTTTAAGGTTAGAGCGGAAGCCAACGAAAGGACGTGAGAAGTCCACCTTCATCATATCCTTGGCGCGGTTGTTGAACACACCTTGGATTTTGCTCAGGTGCTCAAGTTCACGCCGGGCTTTGTTGAACGCTTCGGACTGCTTACGCACTTGCCGGGATACTTCGCTCATACGACGGGTAGCCGCAGCATCAGGAATAAGACCAGAGGTAGAGACGGGTATCTGGGAGACCCGCTTCCACTTCTCTACTTGTCCGAGCAGACGACGGTTCGCGTCGATAACCTTATCAATATCGCGTTCCTGCTGCTGTAGAGGACGGCGAGTGCTCTGTAGCGACTGTCGCCACTGCTCATTCTGGCCGAGCAGACGACGATTTACGTCAAGAATCCGGTTGATAGACTTCTCGTGCTCACGCAGGGGAGAACTATCCCCGCGCACAATAAGGTCGGAGAGTTTGATAGGGTGCTCTCGAACACGGTCAATCTGAGTCTCAAAGTGGTCGAAGAACTCGTTGGTTACGTCGTCCCCGTCAATCTCGAATTGCCCATCGATAACATGGTGGAAACCGTCTACCATCTTATCTGCGAGGTCACGGATACGCTCAGACATCTTACGAACGCGGCGTTCGCTACGTTCAGCGTTACGTTCTATGGCAGAGTTGAACTCTTGGAAGCCCTTCGTCGCTTGCCGGAAGGTGTCGCGGCTAAACCCCGCTTTGAGTTCCACGCCGGGGGTAGTGGGGGTTTTCTTGAGTTCGTCAATCAGGCGCTTGTGTTCGCGCTTGAACACGTTATCGTCCAGCTTGACAGGTATTTTCAGCTCAGACTTAGGCAGGTTCTTCGCAATATCTTCGTGCAGCTCGTGCAGAGTTTTTGCGGTGTTCACCTTCACGTTCGGTATCTCGAAGTGATACTTGAACGCTTCTTTCATCTCGTTGAGCTGCTGCTTTAGGGTGAGCTTAGGCTTCACCTGAGGCTGTACACGCTCTACTGACTCTTTTACCTGCTTCTTGACACGTGAAGTATCAACGTCTGCTTTTATCTTGACTGCGCGTCCACCACGGGTAGCCTCAGCGAGTTTGGTGCGCACGTGCGCGGTATCCACATCCGCCTTTATCTTGACAGCGCGGTTACCCTTGGTGGCTTCCTCTAGCCGGGTGCGCATCTGGTCTGTGTCTACATCGGCCCTGACCTTGATTTTCGTATCAAGCTCACGAAGCTGCTGTTTTAGACGTTCAAAGGCAGAGCGGTCTAGCTCAGGTGTTACCCTGATGTGCATAATCCGCTCTGCCTGTTTCTTCGCCTTCTCAAGGACGGGGCGAAGTTTCTGGTTGAAATTCTCCGCATCGGGAAGGACGCGAATGTGTACGCGCCCGGCTTCAAAACTTCCTGCGGCCACTTACTCTAGCCCTTTCTCCTCACTGTCGGGCGGCTCACTCTCGGAAGTTTCTTCACCTCCCGCAAAGAAAGACGCACCATCTTTAATATCGACAACCATAGCCATAGCCATAGCTTGACGTTCCATTGCAGTTTGAACTTCTTCTTCGGAGAAGTTCGGTTTGTTGCGCTGCTTATCATTATACGGGGATGGGTATTCCACAAACTCTGGGGCCTTCGTATTCTTGTCTGAATTGGCTGTGATGTAGAGATTGCGGAACTGGGTTAGTTGGTCTATCAGAGTCTTGAGGGCTACCTCTTGCCGGGAGTACCCAAACCATTTATCTTTTGGGTCTGAGTCTTTCGCAGCTTTTTCAAGTTCTTCGGCTGTAGGCTCTGGCAGGGAGTGCCTGTATAGGCTTCGCTCTTCAAAGCCTAGCCGGGACAGCAGGGCTTGAGTTACCTTGCTATCCCGGCTAGACCACTCACGCAGCGGGTCGTAGCCGTAGAGGGCTATAAAGTCTGCGCATATAACAGGCTGTGTTGCTAGATATTCAAAGAGCGAACGACGTTTCCCACTTCACCGACGTAATCAGTGACGAAGTTAGACTGCTCCGCAATTCCTGTCAGTGTATCGTGGGAGTTCCACCCGGCGAGTTTGTCCTCAGGAACAATAAGTTCTGTGAAGATTTCCAGCAAAGCTCGGGTAGCGGCAATGTTAAGGGCGGGTGACACCTCTTCACCCTCTTTAGGTGTAGCCGCCTCCCAAATACCAGAAGCCTCAGACATAAGCTGCAAGGCTACGGTGCCTTTCAGCTCTTCAAGCGGGGTTACCAAAGAGTACAACTTGCTCTTGCGGGGGTCTTCGGTAGTAGGCTCGTCTCCCTTGCCGGGGGTCTCTTTGGGAGTTCCGGTGATGTCCTCATGGGTCATTTCGTCAAGCGAGCGCAGGGGGTCTGTGTTTGCTTCGGCGGGCTGCGCAGGTACGGCTGTGGTTTGCTGTTGTGCGCCCATAATAGAACGGTTGTACTTATCGGCTTCCGGCGCGAACTCAGCGGCAATAGCTGTTGCAAAGCCGTCGGGACCGATAGTAATGCCCCTAGGGATGCTCATTATGTGTTCCTTTCAAAGGTAAGAGAAAAGTGCCTGTGACTCGTAAAAGCCACAGGCACAGTATAGCACGTATGTACTACCCGCCCGCGCGTGCCGGGGCATCCGCCGCAGCATCCTTCTTAGGAATAATGGTCGCCACGGCATCCTTCGCGCCCTGGGTAACCTGCTCTGCGGTAGGTGCAAGAATGGTTGCCTTGACAGGGATGGGTGCAAGTGCACCCTTCGAGGTCTCGCCACGTCCGTCTGCTGCTACTTCTGCGTTAGCAATGTAATCGAAAACGGTCATCTCAGAGTCAGCACGGATGAACAGCAGAGAGGTCTTCACGGTGCGGCGCTTGTTGCCGGACCACTGAATAATCTCGTCGTTGCTTTCCTCCATAGTGGAAGCGTCGTTACCGCCCTGAGTCAGCTGCAGAACCTTCTTGTTGAAGGAATGCAGGACGAAGCCAAAGGTGTTGGTGACTGTGCCGAGGATGTTACGCACAGCTGCAACCTCTGCGGTATCCAGCACGGTAGCGTCGCCACCATCAGATGCGAAGGACGGCAGGGTCTCAGCAGAGGTTAAGCCGATGGGTGCCCATCCGTCGGGGTAGGTCTCAGCGTTATCAGGCTTGAACTTCTTCACAGCACCGCTCTTGGGCGGAGGTGCAAACGTGCCGGTAGCAGGCGCTAGAACGGTCACAAAATCCGGCGCGAGAACTTCGCTCGGGTTATAAGCTACTGGCTTAGCCATTTAGTACTCCTAAATCACGAAGAACCTTTGAGGGGTCTTCTATATCAACGTCACCAAAAAGAACTTCTTTCGGTGCATAGGCAGTCAAGGTAAGGGTGCTGTCTGACTGCTCACCAGTCACAGCTTTAACGGCTGATACCTGGAACTCTGTTATGGGTGCTTGTCCCATTTTATAATCTCGAAGCGTAATCCCCAAGATTTGCTTTCCTGCGGACACACTCGCCTCTATGAACGAGTGCACGCGAAGATTGATACTGTCTGCAGAAATGCGCGCAAGCTTGCCGGTGCGAGGCGAATACACACGGATACGTGTATTCATCATCAGCTTCCACAAGGTTTCCTCTGCATTCACCGGTGTATACGTAGCCCAGAGAACATGATGCTGTATCCACCACGCCGGGAGTTTCCCAGCAGGTATGTGTTGCAGCACATGCCCCGGCGCGAACTCGGACAGTATGGTCTGGTTGAGCACCGATAAGTCTAATATTGAATTTGTCATATTTAGTAACCTCCGTGACGAGTGCCCTGCGAGCCGGAACGGTCGATAGCGGCATTCGCACGCCGGGAGTCCCAGTTCGACTTCTGTGCTGAGGGTTGCGGGTGTGTGAGAGCTGCAAGAGCAACAGCTTTAGCTGCTGCACCTACCAGGAAGAAGTGACCCCTCTGGAAATGGGTAACATCCTGTGTTCGCCCGTCACGGAAGTGCAGCTCGTTCGCTGCGATACCAAGCTCAATGATGTGCGCCGCCGGGTCGTCGTTATAGACAACGCGGTCCCATACCGGAATGTTGGGGTATTGCTGCGGCCCCTTGTAGAGAGAGCGCTTCACCTTGAAGTGGTCTGCGTATGAGTTCGTAGCGCTCTTACGGTACGGCTCGGCGGCGGCCTTCGCGTCGTTCTTGATAGCCTCAGCGGTAATATCCAGCGCACGCGAGCGGGTAGACACTAAAGAAGCCGCACGCTTCGAGTTCGTGCGGTACAGTTCTATTCCGTTAGTTGCCAAAGTCCACCCCAACAAAGTCTTTCGCGTTGCCGCGAGTGATAGACACCTTATCGTGCTGTGTACGCACACCCATGCGGAACACTACCTCTCGCGCGTCAATAGAATAAATCAGCGGCGTGTTGGAAGTAGGGTTAGGTTTGTTCCCGGCTTGCCGGGTGTACTTACCGGGTGTGTACACAACAATGGAGTTCACAGGGAACTCGTCTAGATACTCTTCGGGAAGCTGTCGGCGAATCTTGTCGAACGTGCCGGGGGGTGTTGTGAGTGCCCCTGTCGTCGAAAGTTTAGAACCATAGTACTCTTCACGCACCGAAGAAGTTCGAGAGAGGTTATCTGATGCAATAGGTTGGAAGTTGCAGCGTACCTGGATAGGTTTCTGCATGTACTCCAATGAAGGCATACCGTCCGGTTGCATCACGGTATGCGCTGGATACAAGTCAATCACGTGCCGGGGTTGGGAGATAAGGCTCACTTGCAGTACCACACATTCTGCGTAGTGGCAGTGAACATCCCGCTCACCCCGAGCTTTGCAGTACCGATAGGGTTCGGTTGGTCTTTACAACCAAGTTTCTCTAGGTCCTTGTCAGTGAACCAAATATCTGGGGATTGAGCGATACGGTCAATCGTAATCTCGTAGGCCGATTCCTTCTCATGGGTGTACCCGCTGCGGTCATCTTTGATAACGCGCATAACAGCCGCCACGACGACGGCACGGATACGCACGGCCATGAGCTTATCTGGTTCCTTCTCACCGGAGATGATAGCACGAAGGCGCGGACAAACCCCCGCGAGAATTGCTAACGCTTCCTCAATCTTAGACTGGATAAACTTCTCAGTCCTGTCGGTCACGTCGCCGTCTAGCGCGGTGTACACGTCATCAACGGTTACTTCAAAACTCACGGGGGTAAATCCTTACTTCTTAGCGGTACTGCGGCGCGCGCGGGGCTTCCGTGCCGGGGACTTTTTCTCTTCGTCCTCAGCTTTGTCTGAGGGTTCATCTTCCGTTGAAGCGTTCCCCTCTGGCACGGATAGCCCCGTCACATGCGGATTGCTGACCTGGGAGAGAACATGGTCGCTAAGCTCACTCCCTTCTGGGAGAAAGTGTAATTCCCCGTTTTCATCAAAGATGTACGTTGGTTGCTTAGTTACCATTTGTTTCGCTCCTTAGTCGTTGTTAGAGAACCTGAGCCTTGAACGCAGCATCAGGTGCATAGAGTGCAGGCATTGCCACAGAGTCCACAACAACGTCACGCAGAGACGCAACGTTGGGACGCTGGATAATGTTTGCAACGATACCCTGGCCGTCTACACCCTGCCAACCAAGGTTCACCGCAGTGTTGGTGCGGGAGAACACGGTCTCGCCGAGGATTGGGCTTCCAGCAGGAGGAAGCAGGAACAGGCTATCCTGGTCCAGCACATCTACCGGGCCGGTATGAGTCTGTACCTGGCGGTCGTAAACAGTAATCGCAGGGAGACGTTGCCCGGCAAGAATACCATTGACTTCATCAACAGTAGCAAGACGGGTGTGGTCGCCAACCTTAGTTGCGAACTGCGGGTGAGTCTGGATAGCGAACAGAATCTTCGGCGAAGCGACAATCGCGCCGGGGTAGAAACCATTGAGCTTGCGGTATGCATCGCGCAGCTTTACAAGCTCTTCCAGAACGTTAGTGGTAGCAACGTTGAACTTGTTAGCAACCACGGGGGTAGCCTCTGCAGAGCGGCCCCAATCGTCAGCGGTCACGCCGCCGGTCTCAGTCTCAACGAGGAATTGAGCCTTGTTGAGGGTCTGGCCGCGCTGGTACTCAAGACGGTCAGCAATAGCCTGAACACCAAGCTGGACGTTGTTCTCTACCGCTTCACGGATAACCTCGTTCGACTGAACGCGAGCACGCAGCTGGTCCTTCTCGCTCAGAGTGTACTTCTGAGTCAGAGGGATGTTCTCGAAGCGGATAGTACGGGTCGGGGGCAGAGTACCGCGAGCCGGTTCAGCGTCCCACGCACGGTTGTAAGCCATGACCGGACGGGTCTTTTTCAGGTCACGGGTATTCAGGTCAATGCCTTCTACCTGACGGTCGGGGAAGAAGATACTCAAAGAGTTCTCGGCAATAGCTGCATCCTGTAGCGCCTGGTATGCCTCACGTGCGAAACCGGTCAAGTACTCAGGGGTAAGCAGAATATCCAAATCGTAGCTAGACATTAGTTAGCCGCTCCTTCCATGTAAACAAAGTGTGCAGACGAAGCAGGCTTGGCGAGCGCGTCACCGGATGCCAGCTTAGGCAGACGCTTGAGGATAATAATACCCTTCACAACGACAGCCACCTGCTCTTCGCTGAAAGTGTTGGTGGAATCATACAGGATGAAACCATCAGGGTCAGCGGTAGCAGGGGTAATCTTGTTCTGCGCAATGGTTACAGGGTAACCAGAGGGAACGCCGTTGTACTTCTTGATAACCTCAGCAAAGTCAGTTGCCTTGAGGGTAAGGGACTGCGCTTCAAAGTTTGCAGTCTCACCAGACAACCAAGCCGGGAGGTTACGGTTAATAACCGTGCTATGCAGGTTAGGCATAGTCGATAACCTTTCTATTTCTTCTGCTTAGCCCGGAATGCCGCAGCACCCGAGGCGAAGCTGTTCTTGGAACTACCCTCCGAAGCAGGCGCACCGGAGAGGGAAGGAATACCGTTCGCTGTCTGAGGCTTCACCGATTCTGCAAGAGTGCTGAGCATGGACTCAAACTTGTCCTTATCGAAATCACCTGCGTCATTGAGGAACGATGCAGCACCCAAGCCGTCGAAAAATCCTTGCAAATTCGACAGCCCACGTCCACTCAATCCCGCGCGAATTTCGGACTCTGCGATACGCAGAGCACTTTCACGTTTGAAGGTAGCGAACTCTTCCTGTAGATTTTTCAGCTGTTCACCGTCATTGGTCTGTTCAGACCCGGTGTTATGCTGCGATTCTTTAGCTCGCTTCTCCCATGTCCGTGAATGACTCTTCCATTCTTCAACCTTCTTAGTCAGTTCTTCCACCTGTGCCTGCAGGTCTCCGCTTGCCGGGGTAGAAAGTTCTTCGGCTGCGGGCTGCTGGGCCTCAGATGCGGTTGAATTTTCAGACATTGATGTGTTTTCCTTTCGTTCCCCATTTCGGGGGTTGAGTGAGAACCACCGGCGAATGCCTTCGCGTCGGGCCTCAGCATCTTCTGTGCCTTCGAGCCTGGCTATCAACTCGTCTTCTGTCGAGTCATCAAGCAACACAACCTCGTCGGCTTGGATGTACTCCGCAAAACCATTTCGGTCTTTCGGGTCTGGTAGGGTTCGACAAACCCAAACATCTGTTCGAGAACCTTTCAAGTGCAAACTCTCTTCCAGAGCGGCACGAAGCGCAGAATCCCCGTCCAGTAAGTCTAAATCAATAATAGCATCAGTTGGCTTTGCGTTCTCTCGAACGTATGTACTCTTCCCGCTTGCCGGGGGTCCAGTCACTAATCGAATCATGCTGAATGTTTCCTAGCTTGCTTCTCCCAATACGCAATACGTTCTTCTAGCACCGTCAGTCGGCGCTTACGAGGCTTAGCCCTGCGCTGTCGCAGAGCGGCGAGTTCGTCCTGCGCCCCGATAACTTCCTCTGCAGGGGTCCACACGTGTGAAGCGCGCTCTGCATCGTCCCCTGATAGCGCGTACTGCTCGTTCTTCGGCGTGAGACCAGATTTAGATTTCTCAATACGGCGCGCCAGCACCGGACCTTTCTCCCCCGAGACGTACTCAGCAATGCGCGTGTTCGAGAGTTTGCTTGCTGTGTTACCGCCCGCAACACGGTAGATGTAATCCAGGTCTTCACGGTTCAGCTTCAAGCCGGGGTCGGACGTGTTAGTTACGGGCAACGTCTCGCACTTACAGTTATCATGCAGTGGGTACAGCTGATTCGTACTGTACAAACGGTCAGCCGCAACAAGGCACAGACCACACGTGCCTGTCTTCGATAACTCCGGGTGGATAATGCGTCGGTACCCGATAACACCGTTCGGTGATGCAGCCTCATACACCTGCGCCGCGCGAGCGCGGTTCGCCATACGCACGTCCGCGTCTGCCAGCTGACGGACACGCGCTAGGGTCTTGAGCATAGCTTCTTGATGTGAATCGCCGCTGTTCCGCGCGGCACGGTACTCATTCACCGGGCGCTCCCACACATCCTCCGGCAAGACGGAACGACGGGGATACGAGCCGTCCCGTGCCGGGGGTACGTTGCGGGGGAACGGTACCCCCTCAGCTTCCAGCGCCTCCGTGAGAAAAGCGTCTGCATCCGTGCGAACGTCGTCCAGCACGTCAAGAACTTTCTCCACGGTGTCGTCGATAAGCTCTTGCGTAGCGTCCGAAGTCATAGGGGCAGAGCGCCACCGAGAGAAGAGCCACTGCACCAGAATCTCTACCAGAGAGCGGCTACGCTTTGATTGCGCGTTAGACAACTCCCCGTAGAATCCACTCGTCGCCATTAGACAGCCCCGCCGTTGTTCTGGTTAGCAATGTTGGCAGAAGGGGAAGAGTTGTTGAGTACCTGACGGTTCTTCGGGTCCGGCTCAGGGGTCTGGCCTGCCTGGCCGGGGGCAGGCCCCTCTTCCTGGTTCTGCTGCTGATACGAAGCTGTAGCGTTAGCTACAACAAGGTCGCGTAGCGCCTGGTTCCCTTGAACGCGCTCAACCTCCGCCACCTCAAGGGCAGAAAAACCACCGAACTTACGAAGAGCTACCGTGAGTGGAACACCTGCCGAAGTCGCCAGCTGAACAGCCGACATACGCTCAACGTCCGATGGACGTTTGGGGTTCACCCAATCAATGTTTATCTTCGTAGCGTCCGCGCGCTCAGAGTCACCGCGTGCCGCCATTGCATCAGCAAAAAGACGACGCAGCGTTGAAGTAATGCGCATCTCCAAAGACTCAATGTCGAAAATCAATGGCTCGTTCTGCATGGACGCGCCCTCTGCAGAGGCAGTAGCCGAATCGGGGGAGAGGATATAAAGAGGTGTCTTGGACTCTGCGGCAAGAATCTTGAGGTTATCCAACACCAAGTTACGTACCGGGTTGAGGTCAGTTTGCGAAGACTCCCAAATATCCACACCTTCTGGAAGCATCAACAGCGCGTCCGGTGCAGTCTCGAACATATCTGAGCTGTACTGAATCTCGTTACCCTCTTCGTCATACTTCGGAAGGTTGGAGAGAATCGTCTTGCGATACGCCTGTGTCGCCACCAACACGCCGAGCTGCAGAATCGTGTGGTTGATTCGCTTCAAGGTTGGTAGGTGGCGGGCGATAATACCGCTCTGGTCGGAAAGTTCGTAGATAGTCACTGTCTCGCCCTTGACGTGCACAGGCTCTTCCCACTCCCACTTGCCGAGTTGGGGAGAGAACTCCGACATATCAGGGCATAACCACTCGCCGGTCTGCTGCAGAGGTAAGAACAGCTTTGCCTTAGCGATACGGTAGTACCCTGGGCGGGCGAAGAGCATGACCTTATGCTTCCGGTCGGGAGACACGTACATAGCTAATGCCGCCGTGGTGTTCCCTGCTGCGTCGTGGTCGCAATAGGTGTGCGTTGGGGGGAGGTTCATCAACCCGTCTTCGGTAAGAGCGAGATACCCCTTGCCGGAGATTAGCGTGTCTCGCAGTGCTTCCGTCAGTTTGAGACGGAAGTCAGACTCTTGCATGAAGGACTCTATCTCGTCGTCCCCGTCTGCAGACGAATCAGCGGCGGACTGCACGCTGTGAATGCTGATACGAGGCAAACGCGAATCTACAAGTAGGGATGCAGCGTTGATGCGAGCAATCTTCTGCAGGTTCGCCCAGGCTTTCTGTATAGTGGACGTAGCAGATGCGTTATCCGTCAGCGGTACCGGGGAGTCCCCCTTGTACCACTTATCCATCGTTACGACGTGGTTATGCCTGTCCGCAAGGCGGTTGTACAGGTAGTTCACGTACTCCATGTCTGTTTCAAAATCTTGTATATCCACGTATTACCTCAATCGCATGGGGGCCGCCGATGGGCGTGCCGGGGTTATCCTGTATCCCTTCGCACTGACCCGCAGCTTAGACTGGTACGCCAGCATCAAGGCGTATGCAGCGTCAATCTTGCGTGCCGAGGATGGGGACTCTTTATACATAATCTTACCGGCTCGTGTCTCACGGTATTGAGCGTTCGTCAAATGCCGCACCAGAACGTTTGGGCCGGTGAGCATAACTTCTTTCTCGTAGAGCGCGATACGCAAAGCCTTCGTAGCCTCTGCCACCTTGTTCAACTGGTTACCGCGCCAGAGCATAGTACCGAATCCAGAGCTGTTCGCGCGCCGGTTTCCGTTGCGCTTCTTCTGAATCAAGGACTCCCACTCAGCCGCGAGCGCTTCCCACCCGGCAGGGTCGAAGAGACCATCAACCACGTTGAAGTCCTGGATAAATCGACGCATGGTGCCGTCAATCTCCGCGCGCGGGGGTTCCCAGTCACGGCCTTGCGCATTGTCCGGCTGCTCCCAGACACGTACAGCCCATGACAGACCGTCTGAGACACGCATAGCCACGATAGCGGTAGCGTCTGTCACGCCGCGAGAACGTCCCCACGAGCCGTCGAAGCCTACTACCACGGGGTCGTGCCGGGTTACAGTGTCTATTCCTTCGGCTTCTAGGTCCTCAACAGTCGCAGCTGTGAGAACTTCGTAGGGTACGAAAGCATCCGCAGAGGCGTGAGGCTTGTTACCGAAGTACCGTGCTGCGTCAGAGAGTGTCGTAGCGGGGTCGAACACATCATCAAGCACGCCGTTTATATTCACCCACCCGCCGGGGTAGGGAGAGCCGTTCACGCCGCACGGTGGGGTGTGAATCTTGCAGCCGGTGGGGGACTTGAGGGAATCGCCGTAGGCATACTCAAGACCTGCAACGATACTAGAAGGGTCGTTCAAGTCGGGGTCGCCCCAGTCTCGTGAGTCATAGAGGATATTATCGCGGTACGTCTCCCCTGCACGGCCTTTCTGCCATGCTTCCCAGGTCGTTTCAGCGAAGGACCCCTCGCCGGGGACGAAGGCGTTCGGTGCTTCCAGCAGGGTACCGTCCACCTTCGAGAGGTTACGTTTCGCCACAGCCCCAAGACGGTCCCCGCCGTTTGATGGTACCCACGTCTCTGTCTGGTCTGCAATGGTGAACAGCTGTGGTTTACCTTCCAGTGAGCGTGCCGAGGATGTACGGGGCATAATCAGACCATTGTACGGCAAGAGAATACGGGTCTCTAACACTTCCACGCCGGGGTATGCATAGAGCAGGTTGTCCCCGTTCATCATCTCTTTCATCGGCTCAAAGGCGTTACGGGTCTGCTCTTCCGAGACGGCCAGCAATGTAATCTCAACCTTGCGCTCGACGTTCCACGGTTGCCCTACAGGCTGTCCTTCTGCATCCCATCCCGCGAAACGACACGGACCGAGGGCTTCAAACGCTGCAATAGCGGCGAGGAACGGACTCTTCCCCCAGCCTTTTGAACGTTGGATAACACCGCGCCTGTAGACGCGCTCACCTGTGATGGGGTCGAGCCGGTACCACTTGAGCAGGAACTCTGCCTGCTCTCGGGTAGGTGCAAACGGCGCGTGGTATGTCACTGTTGGGCGGGAGAGGTACGTTGTCATCCAGTCCAGCGCTAGGTACCCCAAGGTAGGGAAGTCGCCTTTACGGCGCGGCTTGAAACCCGCACGTGTCGGGGCATCCGCAAACGTATCGAACATGTTTACTCTTCTATCTGCAGGTCGTCATAGCGCTTAGAACGTTTCAGCTCACGTGCCGGGGCTTTGTTACCTTGTCGTTCGAGTCGCTGCTGAATCTCCGCCCCGGTCAGGAACTCTAGCTTAGCCGCGGTAACGGACTTCGGCGAGATAACAAACTCTTTCGCGTTCGAGGTCAAAACCTCAGATGCGCGCAGGACGGAAACGTTCGATTCTTTCTTCTTCACCAACTCGTCGAAAGGCATAACGAGAGTAACCAGAACATGCATCCACTGCGCCTCAGTGTAGTTCTGCATCGTCGGGTGCTTGCCGAGGTCATTCCAGTAATCCACGGTGAGCTGGTGCCAATCGAAGTGGTCCGGTAGCTCAGGTTGTTCTGCGGGTGTGTATTCCAGGGCGGTTGTCTGAACGACTTCATACTGGCCGCGCTGACTGCGTGAAGATTTATTGTTTCCTTTGCCGGGCATTCTCTGCTGTCTCCTTTAGTTCTTGTTCCCACTGCGCAAGCTCACGCTCATAATTCTTCTTCCGCATGAGCTGCATAGGCGATAGGGTTTCTAACGTTTCATATTCTCGAAGCACGCGCCGGATATGCCCACGCCGCACTTGCATTGCGCGTCGGCATGTCGGGCTGCAGTACCGGCGGTCATTTCCTTTTGCGCTATACTGTCGAACAGGTTTACGACAGCGGTAGCACGTGCGATAACCATTCGGTAAGTCTTTTCGATATTGCATAGGTTTTCTCACGTATGTGCGAAGTTCTTAAGCACCATATGATGCTTAAGTTGTCTGGTGTTTCCCAGTATACCGTAGGTGTATTCGGTTAGATACGACGGCGTGTCTTGCCGGGGGCTGAGCCTCTTCATCGGAGAAGGGGTGATTGTGTTCTATATCATATGTATGATGTGCATCACGCATAATAATGTATATCTATGAGCGCTGCTGCGTTCGAAGCCTTGTTCGAAGTGCGTACTTTTCCAATGGTTCAGAGCCCGAGCGACAGAACCCGGCGGAGGGGGAAAGGGAAACCGGGGGTGGGTCCCCTCCCGCCCCTAGTACACACGTACTAACGAGTGGCACACGTCACGCATACACATTCACGCACATGCATACACATTCACCCACGCGCACAAACACATGAATAGAACAAACGTACTAATACTTTGCGCACACACGCACACACACGCACACACACGCACACACGCACACACGTGTACGTACCTATACACACCTGCTATACACCCATGCCATATAAGGTATGTGCTACACACCACATCTATTTAGTTTGACAAACAGTCCAACTCTGATATACATTAGATATATCAACAAAACGAAATAGCGAAATGCAGAATCAAACATTTAATTCTGGCATGTTGGAGAGTAGCCAATACCCTAATAAGTGAGGCGAAAAGCAAGGGCACCTTGGATAAGGCATACAGGCAGTTTGACAAAGCGTCCAACTACTGATAGAGTTGATAACAACAAAGCAGAAATGCTAAATCGCTGATTGACAAACAAATAGAGGAAACCAATGACTTACGATTACGTAATGACGTGGGTAGCGTACATGACTTCATGGGCAACATATGCGCATGAATCACCTATCGCATGGGTTACTAACCTACTGAACCCACTCATGAAAATTGCAGGTATGTAAACCTGCCGCGTACAGAGGGTTAGCCTTCGTGCCGGGTGCAATTCCCGGTGTACGCACTCTGCCGCTCATACACACGGCAGACCTGATAATTACGAAATTAGAAGGCTCCTATTATCAGGTGTCCTAATCAACCCTAATCGGAAAAAGGAAAGGTCATGAGAACAATGGCTAAATCAGCAAAAGAAACCATCATCGAAGCCTCGGAAAACGGCACTCTAGCCGGGCTTCTGGAAAAGCACCGCATTAAGAACCTAAGCATTTTCTGGCTCTCGGAAAACCCGTACAGTGGGTTGCGCCGCTGGGCTATCTTGGACATGCAGTATGACAGGCTCAACGCTGTCTATGAAGACCTCGGATTAGAAGAGCTCAAATATTACATGCGTAATTACCGGCATTCAGACCTGAAAGGCACGCACAACTTCAGTACGGGGGGCGGATACAGCATCTTTGACGCTGACTTGTTCGGGGGAGATGCAGACGGGCGTGTTCTTGGAGCGTTCAAACATGCCGGGTTTGTCATTGACTAATCTGACTTTCACTCAACAAATAAACACCGCACATTTTCACCGATAATGCGGTAGCCCGTTATGGT